GCCAATCCGGCCGTCACTCTTACTCAAGCGTCGACTCACTGTCACTATGGCGTAATCACGCTTGACTTTTGGACGGAAGGCGGCCAACAGCCCCCCAAGGCGATACTTCTTCATGATCCGGTCGAGGCATCTTTCCCTGATGACACGGTCTATCCCACCATTTTCACAGCTCGGCCGACTTACACCGAATATAAGATCGCGTTGGACTGGTTAGCTACTCAGCAAACTCCGTAACCTCGTTCTAACGCAACGACTAACTGGAACTTCTTGTCTAGTATCCAATCACACTAACAGAAAGAGTCAGCTCATGCCCCCCTCTCCCGATGACGATCTCATTGACGCAGCCTTCGCTACAGATCGCGCTGGCCGCGACTGGATTGCTCGTGAAGGCGATTACTCTCCAGACGGCGTAGCGTTTGTTTGGGCGGAGGACTTGAAAGAATGGATTGAAGTCCTCCCTCGCGCTAGTGAGGCGAAGAAGGCCGCCGCATTACGCGTGTATAAGGCTCACAGCCCCACGCAGGCTCGACATGGCGCCGATCTTCCCGCCAACGCAGTACAGTTTCCCCGCTAACCATTGCCTTCGGTTAGCTGCAATGCTTCACAATTATCACTCATGGAGTCACACGAATGTTACGACTTAAGGAGCAGCTGGACACGCTCCCGACGCGGAACGCCGTTACCATCGCCCCTCACGGCGATGTCTATCGCGGCTATCTCAAGTACTTCTTCAGTTCTAACGTGGAGACCCGTTTCTTTGGGCTCCCGACGAACTGTCCCATCGGCGAGGCGGAGGGCATGTTTTACCCGCTCCTCCGACTCATGTCTCAGATTTACGCGGAACAGCCTCGTAAGGACGTTAAGTCACCGCTCTACGCCGCTCCGGTATCTGAACATCTATATAGCCTTGCTCGCGAATCGACGATGTTGCTCTCGACTGTCGCGGGCCTTGACGGGAAGAGCGTCAATCAAGCCCTCGTTGCTCAGAAAGCGTTGATCTTGAAGAGTGTGCTTGCCATCAAGGACAAGCCCCTCGCTCCTGGCGGTCAAGTTGTCCCCATGTCCACTTTAGACATCATCGGCTCTTTACTTACCGGCGCCATCACATGGGACCGTCTCATGGCCGCGCCTACCGCCCAGCCCCAGTTGTCAGGGACGCTGGCGCAATCAGCCGCTGATTTCGCTCCTTGGCTTGACGTCATTAATCTCAACGGCTTGGGCATTACGGGGAGTGAACGCTTGAGCGCGAAGACTGTCCAATCCCTTGATGTCTACGGCCAGATCCTTGCGAGTTTCGAAGGTGATTTGGTTCGAGACAGCGACGCATATGCCCTTTCGTTCCTATTGTCTGAGTACTTATTCATCTCGGACCCAGAACATTACGCTTCCTTCTTTCCTACGAAGCAATTCCAGGTCCCAGCCGCCACTTCGGCCAATTTCGGGTCGTCTCTGACCATGTATATAGCGGTCTGCTACCTTGCATCTCAGGCACGCTTACTCGCGTCGCTGACTTTCGGGTCGGTTTATGCGACGAATCTCCTGAAACTGGTCGAAGACTGGTTGCCTGCGAATGATCGGCGCCTCGGTCACATGAAGACTTACATCGCGACGATTAAAGCCGTCATTGAGCAGGACGTCTTCCGTATGTGCGTTGAACCGGTTCTTGACTACATCGGGAAAGTCGAACAGACCGCTGGCTGTCCACTCGTCGCTGCGTATTTCTTCGATGGCGTGTTCTCCCCACAAGACTGGGCCGCTATTTACGCTGATGAGAAAGCGAACTTTCACATTAAGAATCAAGGCCTCAAGGGCGCTCCCCCTTCTGAGGAAGTCCGCGCTTTTTACGCCGCGACAACATCAGCTCAAGGTCCTTTAGATGCGGTGACTGTAGGCAATCAGCGCCTTCGGCCAATGACAGCGGATGGCCTTGATCGCTTGCTGTCTACGACGGAGCTGAGCCTACAGAAGATCGCCGAGACCGCTAGCGTCCTCATGGCTCGTACTCGGCTATTCGAGCCCTCTCTTCGCACTGCTGGCTTCCCATCGCGCGGCTATCCCCTCTATTTTAGTGGGACCCACGCTTTAGCCACGGTTAACGACCGCCCCATAGCGCATGAAGACCAACTCGCTATTCTCGACACGCCCAACTATTTATTGGACCTCACGACCGGGACCTATCGCAGCCCCGTTCTCGTGAATGGCATTCGCGCCTTTTCGCTTGCCGATTGGCAATTACAGGGCTACGTCAAGCGCGCTCTGGAAAAACAGCCATATCTTCTTCTCCGCCGCGACCCCTTCGTTCGGACGGAAGGCGCCATGAATGCGAGTTTGTCTGTCGCTCCTCTCCCTCTGAACTATTTCAGGGACCACACTCGCAACCTCACCCTTAACCACCCGGAGGCTCTTCTCTCACTGTTGAGTAAGATGCGCTTCCACAACGTGTCCATGCGCGGCGGCTTTCGCCAGATGCTTGACGTCCAGCTGACCGTTTGCGCTTCCGACCTCTATAAGCTGCGCATGCTTGCGACTCAATTGATGTCGTACGGTTGGCTGTACTACCACGGCGCTAAGCCTGATAAACAGGTCACCCTCATGAAGAACGCTGACGTAGACGCCGGACAGGCTGGCGTCGTGCTGCCATTCCCCAGCTTCTATTACGGCGCACCCATAGATCTCGACGCCGCGCCTCGAATTCTCGGCGGCGCCGCCAAGCCCTATGGCGGCCAAGCCTATCGTGCCGTAGACGCAGCTGCCTTCGCCGACGTCGAGGACCCCTCCAATGCCGTACTCGCCATTAACGCCCACTTCTCGGTTGTCATCCATCAGATGACTCCGCGCGTAACGCGCTATATGCTGGTCGCGACGCACCTCTCCGACCTGACTGAACTCGTTACTATACTGTCTACCGACGGATACACTTCGAAGGCCGGCGTGCAATACGAGCGCATCGAAGGTTGGACTGATTTCGCTACCACCTTGCCCTATTTGTACGCTTTGCCGGAGACATTCAACGACGTCATCCAGTGGACTGGCACACGAGTGTCAGCTTGGGGCGATATCCTTGATCTCCAGCGCCCGCTATCCGCATGCGTTTGGGAATTATCCGACCTTACTGACATGGCAGGCACTCTCGAGAATCTGGTGCTTAGCGAGGTAAGGCCACACTCTCCTAAATCGGCTCTTACCCTCGCTGATTTTGCCGCTCGCACTGCTGCCATTAACGTCCACGACCTTGATGCAGGAGCTCGGGGTCCCAATGATACTCCAGTCCCCGCATCATCAGTCGCACCTTCCGCCCCAGGCATCAAACCCGGCGGCGCTAAGCCGGGCGGTTCTTCTGCCGCCGCGGAAGCCCTTACGGCCAAAGTCGAAGAGCGGCGCGCCACTGATGCAGGCGCTCGCATTACTCCGACTGGCCTACCCGGGACAGGGGACGTAATTAGCGCTACTGCAGAGGAGAAGGCGGCTGAAGCAGCGCTTCCTTCGGGTGGTTCTGACTCCACCCCCGGAGGGAGTCCCGCTGCGTGACGCCCTCATCACTTAACGTGCAGGTGACGTTAAGCCAGGAGTTGGCGCCCGGCCATTCAACTAGAAAGGGTAGCCGTCTTAGTCTCCGCGATCCGTCGACATCATTGCCGATCTCTGATCTCCTGACCCAAGGCGTCATACCATCCTCTATCGGTGACCCCATAGCGGAAGCGCCCATTGGCGACTTCACGCTATGGGATCCCGATGCGGATCCTGCTGCTGGCCGTCATCGCTCATCTCTCTCCAGCGTTGAATTACTCGATCAACTGAGGAGGCGCGGCATTACGCATTCTGAGGTTACGTTCCCGCAGGAACTGAATTACTCATTCCTCACAAACGTAGGCCGCCCTCCTTACGTTGATAACCGCGAGTTAATCCGCGGAGCCGTCGCCCTTTACTCCGACGTCGCTCATCTCAGAACCTTCATTCCACCACTCGCGGAAATGCGCACGTGGTTGTTAGCCCAAACCGGCGACGTTCCGGAAGAACTCGAGGACGCGACTAAGCTCTCCATTCAACGTCGAAAAGGTCTCGGCTGGTTTTTAGTCCCACCAGTCGCCGACGTCGCTTCTTACGACGTCTCTCCTCGTTGGGTGGCCGTCGCCCGCCAAGTCGTCGCTCGCTTTCGAGCCGCGCGCACCTTCAATCAGACTTTCCTCGAGGCTGCGGTCATGGATACGGATCCTCTGGACACTAATCCAGGCTATCCCAGTGCTATGGGCGGCGATCAATCCATGTTGGCCCGCATGCTGACCGCCAGCGGTTGTGAGAGCATTAGTCCTCTTCTCGAGCGACCATCACTCAATACCGTTCGCTGGTGGTTTAATCAGAGTGCCGCGGCCTTCGCCAGGGCCGGCTTCTCCGAGACCGCGTTCGGCTCCTCCATCATTAACAGCCGCTTTGGCCCCACCCGCAAACCGACCATTCACTGGGCCGGAGGCTCTGGCGCCCCTTACTATTCCACTGGCGGCTCTATTGGCTTATTCCCTCGGATTCGTGCGGTTTACATAGTTCCCTTCTTCTCTAATTACTTGTGCTCTAAACTTGTGTTGGAGTTGAAAAGCGCACGGCAGCACATCCCAGGACTCTGGCATGACCCAGAGAGTCAAGCTGGCTACGCGCAGTACATACGCTCTCTCCGTTATTCTGCCCGCTTCTACGAATCTGACCTCTCGGGGATGGACACGCGTTTTACTTCACCTTACCGCTTAGTCTTGCTCTCCCTATTATTAGAGGCTGGCTTTGATCCGCTTGGATTGCACGTCCTAACCCATTGCGAAGAAGAGCGTGGTGGCATCCTTTACCCGTCGTGGCTTGGATCTACTTCCACCGCCACCATGCTTAAGGGCCCTATGGGTCTACAGTCAGGCTGGAAAGTCACATCCGACTTAGGCTCCCTTTACGCACTCGTGACCACTCTCGTCGCGATGGACACCATCTCCCCGGGCTACCTCTCTAGCTGGCTGAGTGGGGATGAATTACTGCTCATCCAGGGCGACGACGTCCTCGTCATCACCTCGCGGCGTCTGTCTGTCGCGGGCTACCCTGACGCTTTACAGCTATCCGGCGCTCGCGGTGAATTGAAGGAAGGTCGCACTTTTCTTAGGAAAATGGTTTCAGTGGACGCTTCTGCCGCGACTCCAACCTACCTCGGCGTACCCCTCTTATCGCGTTTACTTCAGCAAACGTTTTTTAACGAAGCTGAGGTCGGCCACAGGGTAATCGCCAAGATTGGCTTGCAATCTCGCGCCCTCAACGTTGACGCACATCCTCTCTGGCCTGCGTTCTCACGCCCTTTCCTCGAACTACTCGGGAATTTGCGCGCCTTCAACTCTGATCGAGCGCCATTATCCGAGTGGACCAGTCGCGATACGTTGGAGCTTCAAATCTATCTCAATGCCCACCCCGGCTTCATCATGCGCCTCGTCGCATCTGCGGCGTTCCAACCGTCATCAGCCCAGTTGGTGGCTCAAATCCTCGCGGTTGGCGTGGACATCTCATCGGGGCTCATGTCCGCCACTGACTTTCGAAAGAAGCTAACCACCGCTTTCCTCTCCCCCTCCGATGGGCCGGCCACAAGCGCGCTGTACGCTCGCGTGGCGGGGCTTCCGACCTACAGCCCTAATGTAGGCGCTACGTGTCGACCGTAGTCCCAGTCGACTGAGTTAATCCTCAAATTGTTGTATAATCTCGCCCCCGGGCTCCGCTTTCGCGGACCCGGGGGCCTTGTTTTCTTTACACCCTATCGACCG